TTAAATCCTCCACTATGATAAGACCACCATCGACCTCACATCTTACACCCCCCATGCGAGTATAAATAGATGACTCTTCTTCCCACTTGGTTAATAATTTATTTTTATAGCAAATTTTATTATCGTATGTAACTGGTTTGTTATCCAGGTAATATCTAACGGCAATACCAAATGCTATAAAAAACACGATTGACACTAAAATATAACTAATAATTTTCCTTAGTAAACTTTGATTTTTCATCTACTCCTCCGTAATGTGACTAAGCGTATAATACTAATAAATCTCAAGGAAAGGAGAATCATTATGTGGACAACACCTAGTGCTACTGAAATGCGTTTCGGTTTTGAAGTAACAATGTATGTATGCAATAAGTAATTCATACTAATATTCATGGGGGATTTAAGTCCCCCTGAATAATATACTTGATTTCTTATTAGCACTTCTATACCAATCAGCATCAAATTTAACCCGCACCCAACCTTTTTGATCCCTAACCCCACCTAAAGCAACTGCATTATCAGGCAAGTATTTTAAGTTTGCTTGCGGTATCTTTCTATAAATAAATTTAGAACGGAAGGTCATCATCCGCATCAGCACCTTCTACAGCAGGAGCAGATCCTCCACCATTATATGGTTCTTGAACTGTTCCACTAATAAACTTAACACCTTTTGCTGATTCACGAACCCAACCGGATAATCGTAGTTCTTTACCATCAACTGTGATTGTTCCAGTGTGAGTCGGTCGTTTAGGGTTATCACCCTGATCGTTCTTAAATAATACAAATGTATTATTGTTATCGTATTGTTCTGCCATACTAATCTCCTTGATTGTTTAAAGAATTGTTTTCAATTTTTTCCATCCAGTCATTAATTTGACTTTCAGTCCAAACGCTTGTATTTTTTCCAACTTTTGTAGGTTGTGGAAAATCACCTTGTTTTATCCAAAGATAAATTGTAGATTTACTAATACTCAATACTTTAGATAATTCTGTTGCACGATATAACTTTTGCATACTACTCTCCTATTTTAAATGTTGGTTTCTTAGTCCAACGTGGTGGTTCTATGTCTTTATTGACATATTCGTTAATAAAATCTAAAGCATACGGCATATACCATGCCATAAACTTTTTACTATATGGGATTACTTCTAACTTTGTTTCCTCTTCAGTCCACACATAGAAGTATGCCATATCCTGTTCATGCACAAACATTTGTAGTTGCACCTGGTAATAATATCTATCAGGGATGCTTGGATAGACCCCGCTAGAATACGGACACTTAATCTCTACAGGGTATCCGTTATATAGAGCATCAACTGATGCACCAATAGGATGGTTCTCATGCACAACTAACTTATTACCTGGTTCAAGAATGTCGTCTAGTTCTTTTTCTAAAGCAGATAATGCAACAGGTTCGTAAAACTTACCATGTTCTGTAGCATCGTTTCCCTGAAATGGTGGTTCTCTAAACGTCATTTGTCTCCACAATTTTTTACGATCATGTATCACCGCATACGCATTGGATGCAGTGATAATTTTATGTCGTCTATTATCCTTCAGATGATCTGAGTTTGTTTGCATAATCTCTTAGCACCTCCTGAGCGTGTGGATCTAATTTAAAGAACTCACCTTTTAAGTTACCCTCTTCATGTGCTTTAAGTAACCTAGTTTGAATCTTTACAATATCTTCATCTGATAAAGTTTTTGGTTCTTCTTTATTAGCATCTCTGTTATCTTTGCTGTCTGCATCTTGAGTGTCGTCTAGTAAAAACAAGTTTCCTAGAGCATACTTTTTTGCGTAACTCGAACTTGCTCCGAAAGACTGAGCGATGTCCATACCCTTACGATTAACGCTGATACCTGCTTGCGCAGTAACAGATGCAACCTCTTCTTTGTGTGACAGTTGAGCAGTTGCCTGGATATATGGAATCCCGGCAACTTCTTTAACTTCATCAGATATTGTTAAGATACAATCTTTCAGTAATGGTTTGACTGCTTCTAAAATATCTTCTGCACTACGATATTTATATTTACCAAAACTATTAAACTGATTCTTTGGTGCTTTTAATTCTTGTTGTATTCTATTGAGTTCTTTCATCACTCTGCTCCTGTTGTTGTTGTTCTTGTTCTTGTATATGCTGTAACCCACGATCATTCTCTTCAGCAAAATCTTCGTTTAATTCTTGTAAAAATTTTATAAGATCCATAATACTAATGCTCCTCCAAAAAGCAATATAAAAAATATTAATTTGTCTAATCTATCTTTGCGTTTTTGTTCACGCTCGTTTTCTTTCCAGTGATTATATTCATTCATGCGATTACTCCTCCTAAATACTCGACATAAGTTTCTGCATCAAGTTCATTTTTAAATGACTCCAAGTATAAACTGTTTTCAAATACCATGTAAAGTTTTTCCTCATGGTCATATCTAATGTGATACTCAGCAGGTGGTTGTTTCTCCAACCACCCGTCATAATCAGTCAACCAACTATCGTATGTTCGTGCCATTATACTCTCCTTATTTAACACGTTTCTTAAATGCGATCCAGTATGCTTCATCTATCGGTAACTCGTATGAGGTCTTGAGACCTTTGAGTTTGAAGATAAGTGAATCGCCCTGCAAGGTAACTATGATGTTGCGGTTACCTCGCTCGAACTTAACTACATCTGTTTCTCTTGTTACTGGTTTTGTTAATTTTGTTGCCATTTCTCTTCTCCTTACTTAGTAGGTATGTTTAAATTTTCAAATACATCATACATAACGTCTCTTGCATATCCAGTTATTTCGTCACCAGTCCATGAAGCACCCTTATGACTTACAGAATCTTTTTTGTAAATTCTGTAATTCCAGTCTTTAGTGTCATTCATAAGATAACCATACGGCAGACATCTATTCTGAATTAATACATAAGATACATCGTTATTTTTTAATGCTTTTTTAAAATCTTCTAAGTTTAATTTCATGATTCTCTTCTCCTTATTTATTTAACCTACATATATATAATACCACAATTAAAATTAATTGCAAGTTTTTTTATAAATAATTTTATAAATATTTATTGCATTAAATTTTTTAATAGTTTATGATAGGGGTGTTTTTAATTAATTGGAGAATACATTGAAGTATGAAGAAGCAATAAAAAAGTTTGACGGGTCTGCACGAAAGATGGCGGAAGCACTTGGTGTTTCTGTTCCTGCTGTGCAGTATTGGAAATCAACTGGGGTGATCCCATCAGTTCGAGCATTTCAAATTAAGGTCTTAACAGATGATAATAAAGACGTTTAAAATTATTGATGACGAAGGATTGGGTGTTCGCATTTTTCACAGTAAATATGATGCTAAACAATTTATAGAGTCAAGACCGGAAATGAAAATAGTGACACTGGTTCGAGATACATATAAAGAAGCATTAGAAAAAGTAGGGGAGTGTTTATTTTGAGAATTAGGAATTGGGATAAATTTCAACATTATAAACGTATGCACAGTAAATACAAAAAACAAATGACATGGTTAAAACTTTATGGTGGTGACATTTTAAATGATCCTGAATGGTTTGATTTAACTGATTCTAATAAAGCAATTTATATAGAATTATTATGTCTTGCTAGTCAGTTTGAAGGTAATTTGCCACCAATGAAAACAATTAAATTTAGATTAAGGAGATCAGAAGATGAAATTAACAATGCTTTAAAAGACTTATCTCACTGGATAGAGCAAGGTGTATATACAACGTATATACCAGAAGAGAAAAGAATAGAAGAGAAAATAAATAATACATCATCTAATGATGATGGTCAGTCTTTAGAATTGTTTGATAAGTTTTGGAAAATATATCCAAACAAAAGAGGGGTAGCAAAAGCAAAAGAAACATGGAAGAAAAAAAATCTTTTTAAATACTTTACAGAAATTGAAAAGCATATTAAATTTATGTTAGATTCAGGTGAATGGAAAGAAAAGAAATATATTCCTCATGGTAGCACTTATCTTAACCAAAGAAGATGGGAGGATGGTGTAGGTGAAATTAAACAAAGATGGGAGGGTGGTATCTAATGAACGCAGGAGAAATGCTAGATCAGTTGACTGTCACTGCTAAACAAGTCAATGAAGAAACAGGAGACATTATACCGGGTGAGTTTAGGATTAAAAACCCAACTGCATTTGCAGACCAATTTAAGGAACACGCAAAAGGTGGTCACACAAAAGGGTATCCATTAGCATGGGGAAAGACAGAAGAATCATTTGTCTGCCGTCCTGGTGAAGTAACAATTGTGCATGGTTTGTCATCTAGCGGGAAGACTGCATGGTTATCACATAACACTTTATACTGGTTACAAATGTGCAAAGTTATGGTCGCATCGCTCGAAATGATGCCAGTGTTACAATTGCAGAGACTTTACGCTCAGAAGTATGGTTCACCTGATATTGTTGAATCAAATATTCCTGAGTTTCTAAATAGTTTAGACAACTTGTATATATACGATCAAGGTGCATCAACATCATTATTTGACATGATGGCAATGATTCATTGGGGTGTATTACAAGGTGTAGAAATCTTTGTGATTGACTCTCTCATGAAATTATCTAACGTGTCAGAGGAGTCGAT